AAAAAGAAATGAATGACCAGCGTTTATCCCGAATGGAGGATAAGTTGGACAAGCTTTCCGAAGCAGTTGTTTCAATGGCCCGGATGGAGGAACGGATAATAACTGTGTTCAACAGAATGGATACAATGGACGAGTACTTTAAGAAAATGGATGAACGTATGGATCGAATTGAAATCATTAATGCAGAGCGAGGCAAAACAATTGCATTTGCTGAACGCCTGTTTTGGATTTTAGTGACGGCCTTCGCCGGTTTAATATTTATGTGGATGAGATAGATGGACAAGAAACCAATCACAGAACTGCAAGCTATGTTTCTGGAACATTTAATGGGAGAGGCTAAAGGAAATATTCGTAAAGCTATGACATTAGCTGGGTATTCAAAGTCCACAAAGACTTCGGAAGTAGTTGGCCCTCTGCGTGAAGAAATCACTGAACGTGCATCAATGATGTTGGCTATGAATACGCCTAAAGCTGCCTTTGGCATTGTGGATGTATTAGATGATCCAACGGGATTAGGTGCCAGAAATGCTATCTCTGCAGCCCGTGAAGTCCTTGATCGTTCCGGTTTGATTAAAAAGGAACAGATCGAAGTAACAAATAATGGCGGGGGAATGTTTGTATTACCTCCGAAAGTATCTGATGAAAACTCCTTGGCTTAGTAAGCCACGTAATTCCCGATATGCAAAACTACCCTATGCATATAAGGAAAATCCAGACAATCCCATGGAAGCTATTCCTGATTTAGAAATAGTTATGTGGGTCGAGCAAGCACTAGACCTTCTGGATAATGGCTACAGTTCAAGAAAGGTATCTGAATGGCTTGTAGATAAGACCGGTAAGAAAATCAGTCATCAGGGCATTCGGAATATCTGGGAGTTAAGACGCCCTAATTCCAAAAAGCTAAAGCTGCTGAAGAAGAATGTCCAAAAGAATAAACCCAAAACATGGGAAGAAAAGAAACTTGCTGCAGTAAAACGCAAGAAACGGGACGCCAAACGTGTCCTAAATATGACCGAAAAGAAATTAGCTAAACTTGAAGGTACGAATGAAGCTGACAAACCTGTCTCAGAACAATTAGACTTCAATGCGATTGAACAAGCGTTCACAGACCGTGAGGTCATCTTCTCCCCAAATCCGGGGCCGCAAACAGAATTTCTGGCGGCATCAGAAAGAGAAGTCCTGTTCGGGGGCGCAGCCGGGGGAGGAAAAAGCCAAGCCCTACTCGCTGATCCCCTCAGATATTTTGGAGTACCTGCTTTCAACGGATTGCTCCTGCGTAGGACAAACGATGAACTCCGTGAACTTGTTTGGAAGAGCCAAGAGTTATATCCGCAAGCGTACCCAGGTGCGAAATGGCAGGAGAAGAAGAGCCAGTGGACGTTCCCGTCAGGAGCAAGATTATGGATGACTTATCTTGAACGTCCTGAAGATGTTATGCGGTATCAGGGACAAGCGTTTTCTTGGATAGGTTGGGATGAGTTAACTCAACATCCTACACCATTTGCATATTTGTATATGTTGTCGAGATTAAGAACCACTGATCCTGACTTACCGCTCTGTGTTCGCTCAACTACAAACCCCGGTTCAAGTGGGCATGGATGGGTTAAAAAGATGTTTATTGACCCTGCACCGGCAGGGAAATCTTTTGATGCCACTGACTTAGATACCGGCAAAGTATTAACTTATCCTGAAGGTCATAAGAAAGCTGGACAAGCGTTATTCAAACGCAGGTTTATTCCAAGCAAACTGTCCGACAATCCGTATCTATCTGATGATGGGGTTTACGAGGCCAATCTACTTTCTCTTCCAGAAGCCCAGCGCAGACAGTTATTAGAAGGTGATTGGAGCATTGCGGAAGGTGCAGCCTTCTCAGAGTTCAGAGTGCATCAACATACCTGCGAACCGTTTGATATCCCCCCGGAATGGAGAAGATTTCGGTCCTGCGATTATGGGTATTCTAGCCACTCGGCGGTGCATTGGTACGCAATAGACCCAAATTTTGAAACGCTATACGTTTATCGGGAATTATACGTCAGTAAGCACACCGGACGGGACTTAGCTAAAGCAGTCCTTCTGGCTGAAGACGGGGATAGAGTTCCATACGGCATTCTCGACAGTTCCTGCTGGCATAATAGAGGTCAAATCGGCCCCAGTATAGCTGAAGAAATGATTTCTGAAGGCACCAGATGGCGTCCCAGTGATCGATCAGCCGGGGCCAGAGTTGCCGGTAAGAACAGACTGCACCAATTATTAAAAATAGATGATGTTACGGAGAAACCCGGCATCATGTTCTTCAATACCTGCAGACAGATCATCTCTGATCTTCCGGTAATACCATCTGATCCTAAAGGGGGAGATGATATTGACCAACGATATGCCTCTGATCACGCATACGACAGTGTGAGGTACGGCATCATGAGCCGAATACAGGCAATGTCACCGTTTGATTTACAACACAGCATGGCACAGAACAGCTACCGACCTGCTGATAGCACATTTGGGTATTAAATATGGCGTTAATGGATAAACCTACTGCAACTTCTCCTGAAGATATGACTGAGGCAAGTACAGTTGTAGCATTGGAAGAAGAAGGTAATGTTGAAGAAGAGAATTTATCCTATTCCGGGGTAGCAACCTTCATCGAAGGCCAATATCGACGCTCAAAAGACACTAGAATTACAGATGAAGAGCGGTGGTTAATGTGCTACCGCAATTATAGGGGCTTATATAGTTCTGAAGTGCAATTTACGGACACTGAAAAGTCTAAAGCCTTTGTTAAAATCACTAAAACCAAAGTTCTTGCTGCATATGCACAGATTGTGGATGTATTATTTGCAGGATCGAAGTTTCCGGTGGGCGTAGAGCCACGGAATTACCCAAATAACGTAGCAGACGCTGTAAATTACGACCCAAATACGCTTACTGATGAAAAAATAGCTGAAGCAGTAGATGTGGACTACAAAGTTCCACGTTCTATCGCTCGACCAGACATTGCTAAAGATTTAGGGGTCTATCGGGACCGTGTCACGCCTATTGAGGCTGAATTAGAGATGGGTCCGGGCATAGGTCCGACTGCAGCCACGTTTGAACCGGCTAAAAAGGCCGCTCAGATGATGGAACAGAAGATGCATGACCAGTTGGAGGAATCGCAAGCAAGTAAACACCTTCGATCTATGGCATTTGAGACTAGTTTGTTTGGAACCGGGCTACTAAAAGGTCCATTTGCCTTCGATAAGGAATATCCTCGGTGGGATGATGAAGGTAACTATGATCCATTGTTTGAAACAATCCCACAGGTTGAATATGTTAGTATTTGGGATTTCTATCCTGATCCTGATGCCCGAAACATGGCTGAAGCTGAATATACCATACAACGCCATCGTTTAAGCCGTACCCAATTACGGGGATTAAAAAACAGACCACATTTTCGTGATGAAAGCATAGAACTGGCGATTGATTATGGCACTAACTACGTGCGGGAATATTGGGAAGATAGTCTTGAAGACAACATTACCCATGATGAAATTGACCGTTTTGAAGTGCTGGAATATTGGGGTGTATTGGACGCTGATCTGGCTGAAGAAGCTGAAATCGACATTCCTAAAGAACTGGAAGATCGTGATCAGCTTCAAGTTAATATCTGGGTTTGTAATGGGCAAATACTTCGGCTTGTTTTAAATCCATTCACGCCCACCCGTATTCCATACTGTTCCGTACCATACGAGATGAACCCTTATTCATTTTTTGGGATCGGGGTTGCTGAAAACATGGAAGACACCCAGCTTCTTATGAACGGTTTCATGAGAATGGCGGTGGACAATGGAGCATTGTCTGGAAACCTTTTGATTGAGATCGATGAAACAAACCTAGTGCCTGGTCAAGATTTATCTGTGTACCCCGGCAAGGTGTTTCGCAGACAAGCCGGTGCGCCCGGACAGGCAATCTTTGGCACGAAATTTCCAAATGTTTCCAATGAGTTATTAATGATGTTTGATAAGGCCAGACAGCTTTCTGATGAAAGCACTGGCATACCTTCCTATAGCCACGGCTCCGGTTCTGTAGGCGGTATTGGTAGAACAGCCTCTGGCATGTCGATGATGCTTTCAGCTTCTGCACAGAACATCAAAGCGGTTGTTCGTAATGTGGATGATTATTTATTAGCTCCATTAGGTAGGGCTTTGTTTGCTTTCAACATGCAATTTAACTTTGATAAAGAATACGTGAAGGGCGATCTGGAAGTACGGGCTAGAGGCACCGAAAGCCTAATGCGTAATGAGATCAGAAGCCAAAGATTGCTACAGTTTATGCAAATAGCAGCTAACCCTGCAATGGCACCGTTTGTTAAATATGATTATATCCTGCGAGAACTGTCGGCATCGATGGATTTGGATGAAGATAAAATTCTGAATGATCCACGGGAAGCCGTTATTCAGGCAAAAATGATGGCTGAAATACAAGCTATGATGCCACCGCCACCACCACAGGCCGCTGCGCCACAAGGCGGTCCACCCGGCGTTCAAGACCCCACTGGAAGCGGTGGCGGTAATATGGGTCCGGGTAATGCACCTGAACCGGGAGCGGCTGGATTTACAGGAGCCGGTGGCGGGGATAATGGCGGCAATCAGCCTGAAGCCCCTGCACAACCCCCGATGCAGTAATGTGGTACATGTCTTTTTGCTCTTGGTCTTTGTGGGTTTCGGTGACGCTCGGAAGCTAGTCAGCAATGACATGCATTTCCGTAAAATAGAAACCTGCAATTATTATGCAAGCGAACTGGTTCGTAGATATGGACCGCACGTTCAGCAAAAGGATTGGGGAGTTGCGTACTGCGTCCCTGCCCTAATTGATCCAGAGAAAGTCGAAATCTATTAATGGATAAAATGTTTTATCGGGGGCTGATGCTCCTCGTAAACGACAAAGATAAAATGGGCATGTTGCTGGAATATGCTTCGGCACGAATAGCCCATTATCACAGTCTACTGGAAACCGAAAAAGACCACAGTCGGGTGATGGAGTTTCAAGGTGCGATTAAAGAACTGCGCCGAATGAAAACCCTACGTGATGAAGTGATAGCAGGGGCTAAATAATGGCACAAAATAAAATGGCTCTCGGCGGTTTGGCTGTGGCCCGTAAAGGCATAACAACCCCGGAAGGTTTAGAAATGGCAGAAAAGACTACACAATTTGATCGTAAAAAGGCTGACAAAAATAAAGACGGTAAGCTGAGTAAATACGAAGAGACAGTTGGCAAAGCTGTTCAAGATGCAATGGCTGATGACCCTGAACAAGATGAGAAAGTCCGTATGGGTCATGGCGGTATGGCAATGATGGGTGACTATGATTGCGGCATGATGAGCGATCCTATGCCAATCGGAGCAACTGAATCAGAAGTCGCTGACGATATCTCTGCCATGATCAGTGAGAATGAATACGTCCTGCCAGCCAACGTAGTGAAATGGCACGGGCTGAAGCAAATCATGGCGATGCAAGATGAAGCCGAAATGGGCCTCATGATGATGCAGGAGCAAGGTCTAATTCAAGAAGTCGGTGGTGAAGAAGACGAGTATGAACATCACATGATGTACGACCCGGACACGGGCGAAGGTAGGATGACTACATCTTATCAAGATCATTTGGATTTAAAAAACCAAGGTTGGGGTCACGAAAGTGAAACGGAAGAGGAATCCGATAGCACAGGCGTTGAGGACGCCGAAGTTTCGGATGCGGGTGATTCAGAACAAGAAGAAAAAGAAACGATTGAAACACCCGAAGGCAATGAGATTGAAATGGCAGGAGTGAAGACCGTCATCCAAGAACCAGAGATGGATGAAACGGAAGATTATAAACTTAACGACTACGGCAAATCCTCTCAGATGTTCGGCGTGATGAAGAAACCAAAGTTTAGCTTTATCATGTGAATCTAACGGGCAACCCGCATTGCGGCCCCCATACGGTAAAATAATGGCAAAATATAAACGACAAGAAGAGCCAGAGGATACTCTGACTTATGCAGAAGAAATGAAGCAACAGCAGTCTGGTCCTGAACCGGCAGATAATGAGGAAGCATCCTTTAAAAAGCGTTACGGTGATTTACGGCGGCATACCCAACAATTGTTGCAGCAAAAAGATCAAGAGATATCTAAGGTTAAAACCCAGCTAGATTCCGCAGCCAAAGGGCAAATTAAGTTTCCTAAAACAGATAAAGAGATCGATGCTTGGTCACGAAAGTATCCTGATGTTGCTAAAATTGTTGATACAATTGCTCAGAAACGTGCTGGAGAGGCGTTGGCTGAAGGCGAAAAGCGGATGGAGGGATTGCGCCAGCTAGAAACAAAGCTGACCCGGAAAGAAGCTGAACAGCAGCTTGTTAAAACGCATCCTGACTTTCATGAAATTAGGCAAGACCCTTCATTTCATGAATGGGTGGTTCACCAGCCTCAGAGCATTCAAGATGCGTTGTATAAAAACAACACTGATGCACGGGCTGCTAGTCGTGCCATTGATCTGTACAAAGCAGATACCGGCAAGCGCAAATCTCCGAATAGGAAGTCAGCAGCACAGGCTGTAGGTAAGACTTCTCGTTCCGCTGCGCCTACCGGGCGCAACGCTACATTTAGCGAAAGCCAGATTGACGCTATGTCTGCCAGTGACTTTGAAAAGAATGAAGAAGCTATCATGGAAGCTATGAGGTCTGGCAACTTCACTTATGATATTACTGGTGGAGCAAGGTAACTTGCAAAGCTATTAGTTAAGTGTTATAATAAATGTTATGAAGATATTGCATAATGTCTTCATAACAGTTCTTTAATGATACGTCTGTTATAGACTTATCTTCTGAGAACACAGTTCTCTACCAACAAAGCAGGGCCGCAATTAGCCTACCTCTGCGTTTGTTTATTCAGAAGAATTAGACGTAAAGTCCACCAGTACATCTGTGACCTGTAAGTCCATACCTTACACAACTCTCAGCTTAGTACTGCCACTGTACAGTCCTCTTCCGATTTTGTCGGGCATTTAGCCCTGCCATTTCAAAGGAGACTCATAATGGCATTTCAATCAGCAGATGGGTATGGCAATTTACCCAATGGAAATTTTTCCAGTATTATTTACTCGAAAAAAGTCCAAACAGCTTTTCGCAAATCTACTGTAGCTTCAGACATCAGCAACTCGGATTATTTTGGGGAACTGACGCAAGGTGCTACAGTTAAAATCATCAAGGAACCAGAAATTTCCGTGAGCGCATATGCCCGTGGAACTACAGTGTCTGCACAAGACCTTGATGATGAAGACTTCTCTCTAACCATCGACAAAGCAAACTACTTTGCGTTTAAGATGGACGATATAGAAGAAAGCCACAGCCACGTAAACTTTATGCAATTGGCTACAGACCGTGCGGCTTATCGCCTTGCGGATCAATATGACCAAGAAGTTCTTGGTTATGTAGCTGGTTATAAACAGTCTGCACTTCATACTTCAGCAGATACTGTAAATGACCAAGTCAATGGGACTGTTGCAGTTTCTACCGCCGGTACGGATGAATTACTCACCAGCATGAAGCTGCGTAAAGATTCATTCGGCAATATTACAACTTCATCTGCCGGTGATCACTCAATTCCTCTGGCAGCACGTCTACCCGGTGCAACTGCACTGCCTACAGCAACTGCTTCACCAGCGATGGTTGTAGCACGTATGGCCCGTCTATTGGATCAACAGCAGGTTGATACGCAAAATAGATGGATCGTAGTGGACCCCGTGTTCATGGAAATCTTGCGTGACGAAGATTCTCGTCTTATGAACAGTGACTACGGTGAGTCTGGTGGACTTCGCAATGGTCTTGTTTTGAACAACTTCCATGGCTTCCGTGTATACAGTTCATCGAATCTTCCATCAGTCGGTACTGGACCCGGTACAAGCGGAAGTAGTAATCAGAACAGTAATTACGGAGTGTTGGTAGCGGGTCATAACTCTGCATTTGCAACTGCTGAACAGATCAACAAAACCGAAACTTACCGTGATCCAGACAGCTTCGCAGATATCGTAAGGGGTATGCACCTATACGGAAGAAAGATTCTTCGCCCCGAAAGTATCGTCACTGCCAAATATAACGCTGCTTAAAGGAGGGCAAATAAATGGCTACTGTTACAACTCTTGCTAAAGCCGTTGGCGGCAAAGGCAATCCTGGCAATAAGCCGTATATGGTCGAGAAAGAAATCGATCTAGCGGCTGCAGCTACTGCAAAGGGTTCGGCCCTTGCGGCAAATGACATTATCCAAGCTATCACTGTGGGAACAAATACCATGGTCATGGCAGCGGGTATGGAAATTACCACAGCCCCGGCTGGCGGTAACTCCTGCACCATCGATCTTGGTATCACTGGTGGCGATGTCGATGCATTTGTAGACGGCATGACCGTCACAGGCGCATCTGCTGGAGCATATGGCACTCTGGCAAATACTGCTTGCCCAATTATTGTCACGACATCCGACACCATCGACATGCTGGTGCTTGGTACAACTCCCGACACTTCTGGCAAAATCCGTGTCTTCGCCATGCTAATGGACGTTGATAGCCTTGGATCAGACAAAGGTGCTGATGAAGTAGATCGTGACTATCTAGCATAAACTTTTGGGGCTGGCTTAACTGTCGGCCCCTTAACTGCTTTTTAAAGGTCTAACATGCCCTCTACATATATTTCCTTATGCAATCAGGTGCTACGCCGACTGAACGAGGTTGAAATCGTTGAGGCAGAATTTGCAACTTGTCGAGGCGTACAGGCTTTGGTCAAGGATGCGGTAATTACAGCACAAGCCAAGATAAATCAGGCAGAATATGAATGGCCTTTTAATGCCAGTGAGGAAACCGACACTTTGAGTGTTGGCGTTGAAGAGTACGTCTGGCCTACAACTTATAAATCTACAGATTGGAACTCTTTTCAAATCCAAAAATCTGATAGTCAGGGCGTAAATTTCATCACATTGAAATACATGGACCGGGATGAATATTATCAAAACCATCGTGATTTAGATCAGAATGCTGGCACTACAGGTAGGGGCGTACCTACGCATGTTTTCCCTTCGCATGGCAATGGCTATGGCGTCACCCCAAGTCCTGACAAAGCATATATAATTAAATTTCGGTATTACCTGAATTACGCAGCCATCAGTGCGGCCACTGATGAAACCCGCATCCCAGACAGTTTCGACAGCGTATTGGTCGATGGTGCGCTTTATCAGATGTACATGTTTAAAGATAACATTGAAATGGCGCAAGCGGCCTTTATGGCTTTTGAAAAAGGGGTGAAAGACCTTCAAACTTTATTCATAAATAAATACGAATATATCCGAGACACACGGGTTAAATTCTGATGCCAGATCAAATTCAGTCATATAAACTGATTTGCTCTGGTGGATTAAACTCCAATGAAAATCACCTAGATTTATCAGAGAATTTTCCCGGCGAGGCTACTAGATTAGTGAACTACGAGCCAAGTTTATTTGGCGGCTATCGTCGTATCGAAGGCTTCTCAAAATACGATGCAGATTATGGCGAAGTAACCGTAGCTGGTAGCACCACAGGTCAGGGTAAAGTCCTTGGCATTGCTATATTCAAAAACGATGTGACGGGTGCTAACACGATTATCGCAGCCCGCCAGGATGCTTCAGCCAGCACTTATTCATTCTATTATTATACCGCCAATATCGGCTGGCGAAAATTTACCCTCGACCACTCAGTCACAAGACCTATGAGTGCCAGTGGTCTGACAGTGGATAAACTCCGACACGTCCAGTTTAATTTTGGCAGCGGCAATACGATTATTTTTGTTGATGGTGTTAATCCAGCAATTGCTTACAATGGCACAAACTGGAAAGAGATAAAGTCATCTCATTCTGGCGGTTATGACGCATCAAATAATACCGCTGGTGGAAATCAAGCGTTAGACCGCCCGTCTCTGGTAGACGTGTTTGAGAACCATGTATTCCTATCGGGTAACGCAGCTAATCGTCCAACGATAGCCCATTCTGCCCCAAAAGATGGATATACTTGGACCTCTGCAGCGGGTGGTGGGCAGATAAACTCTGGCTTTGACGTGATCCAGATCAAGCCGTTCAGGGATAATCTTTTCGTGTTTGGAGAAAATGCGATTAAGAAAATCACCGTTAATTCGTCTGCTAATTTTGCACTAGAACAGGTTACTGCCAATGTGGGCTGCGTATCACCTGACTCTGTGCAAGAAATTGGCGGCGATCTGATGTTTTTGGCACCGGACGGTTTGCGCCCAGTATCTGGCACCAGCCGCATTGGAGATATTGAACTCAGCTCCATTAGCAAAAAGATACAGGCTACTCTCGTCGATCTTATCAAAAACGAAGACATGTCCACGCTTAACGGGGTGGTGATCCGGTCTAAGTCGCAAGTGCGATATTTTATTGGC